TTCGGCCAGGCGGCAGGCGAGATCGGCTTTGACCAACCGCTGGGTCACTACAGCGAGGCCGAGGCCTTGCAGGTGATCGAGGCCATCGTCACTGGCTGGACGGAAGCCATGGCGGCGCACCACCAACAGGCGAAGTATCCGCCGGTGCGGGGCATCGAGCCGTATGAGACGCAGGCTCCGCAGCCGGTGGCCAAGTTGGAGCCGGCCTCGGCAACGACCACCTTCGATCCGACCAATCCCTTCGCAGACCTGGAGGATGACCTGCCCTGGGAAACCGAGGCGCCAACGGCTGTGCAGCCAGTCAAGCGTGGGAGGGCGAAGTGATGCTGGACTTCAACTCCACCTCGACCTTCCCAGAACGCTTCGAGGCTTTGATCGATGCCGGACTGCAGGCGCGCGAGCAACAGCAGGCGAAGCGTCAGTACCTCGGGGCTTCGCGCCTCGGGGTCTCCTGCGAGCGCCAGCTGCAGTACGAATACGCCCAGGCACCGGTCGATCCGGACAAGGGGTTCTCGGGCCGCATCCTGCGCATCTTCGAACGCGGCCATCGCATGGAAGAGGCCATGGTCGGCTGGCTGCGGGCGGCAGGCTTTGTGCTCAAGACCGAAGGCAAGGACGGGCAGCAGTTCGGCTTCTCGGTGGCCGACGGCAAGTTGCAAGGGCATTGCGATGGCGTGTTCGTCGGCGGCCCCGAGGGCTTTGCCTATCCGGCGCTGTGGGAGTGCAAGGCGCTGGGCAGCAAGTCCTGGAACGAGCTCGCCAAGAAAGGCCTGGCCGTTTCCAAGCCGATCTACCACGCCCAGGTGGTGACCTATCAGGCCTATCTCGGACTGCACGAGCACCCGGCGATTTTCACGGCGGTGAATGCCGACTCGATGGAGATCTACACCGAGCTGGTGCCCTTCGATGCCGCACTGGCCCAGAAGATGTCCGACCGCGCGGTGCGGGTGATCCAGGCGACGGAAGCTGGGGAGCTCTTGCCACGCGCCTTCGCCGAGGCCAGCCACTTCGAGTGCAAGTTCTGCCCCTATGCGCAGCGTTGCTGGGGAGGTGTGTGATGAGCACAGCTTCCAAGCGCGCCAGTGCACGCAAGACCTACCGCACCGAGTGGGTGGATCGCTGGACGCCGCCCAAACCCCTGGTCGGGCTGCAGGCCATCGAGAAGGTGCTCAACCGGCACACCTTCCTCGTGTGCCCGGAGTCCCGGCTGGTGGTAGCAGTGCTCGCCCGCGCCATCCACGACAGCCTCAGTCTGACCAACCGCCGGATGCGGCGCGAGGCCCGGCGCTTTCTGCTCGGCGACGACCTCACGCTCTGGTGTGACCTGGTTGGCTTGCATCCGGACTTCGTGCGCTTCGTGGCACGCAAGGCCGGCTACCTCGCCGACGAGAAAGCGCACTGGCAGAAGGTGCCGATCAAGGTGCCGGCCCTGCCGGTACCTGCTGAGCCAGTGGTCAGCGCCAGCAGCGCCCCCGTGCATTCCATCACCTGCCCCGCCCACAACCATCCGCCACAGGGAGGACTGATCCATGCTTGATTTCAATTCGGTGCCGCCGCAGGCCTTCCCTGTTGGTGGTGATCTCAACCAACAACGCGACGCCCTCCGTGCCGATCTGCTGGCGCGGCTGGAGTCGGTGCTGATGACGCTGCTGCCAGCCGGCAAGAAGCGTGGCCAGAAGTATCTGGTCGGTGATGTGCTGGGCAGCCCCGGCGATAGCCTCGAGGTCTCGCTCAAGGGGGAAACCGCTGGCCTGTGGCACGATCACGCCACCGGCGAAGGCGGTGACATCTTCGATCTGATCGCCGCCCACCATGGGCTCGACACCCAGGCGGATTTCGCCCGGGTGCTTGAGATCGCCGGGCAACTGGTAGGTCGGGCTACCAGCCACCCCCCGAAGCGCAAGAAGGCGGAAGCCCCGGTCGACGAGCTGGGTCCGGCCACGGCCAAGTGGGACTACCTGGATGCCGCCGGCAACCTGATCGCCTGCGTCTATCGCTACGACCCCGCCCCGGGCAGGAAGGAGTTCCGGCCCTGGGATGCCAAGCGGCGCAAGATGGCCCCACCCGAGCCACGTCCGCTCTACAACCAGCCGGGGATCGCGTCTGCCGAGCAGGTTATCCTGGTCGAGGGTGAAAAATGCGCGCTGGCCTTGATCGAGGCAGGCATTACCGCCACCACCGCGATGCACGGGGCCAATGCGCCGGTCGACAAGACGGATTGGTCGCCGCTCTCCGGCAAAGCCGTGCTCATCTGGCCGGACAAAGACAAACCCGGCTGGGCCTACGCGGAGAACGCAGCCAAGGCCGTATTGCAGGCCGGTGCGATCAGTTGCGACATTCTGATGCCGCCCGACACCAAGCCGGAGGGCTGGGATGCGGCTGATGCACTGGCTGAGGCGCAAGCAGATCGCACTGACGAAGATCCGCTGCCGTTTGACGTGGTTGGCTTCATCGCCTCTGGGCAGCGAATGCCCGTCGTGCGTGACATGGAAGCGCCGATTCTTGAAGAAAGTCCGGGCGACCTGATGGAGGGGGTGTCCTGGGGTACCGAGGACGGCCTGTCCAGCGCCTTCACCCGCCGCTATGGGCAGGACTGGCGTTACTGCGCGCAGTGGAGCAAGTGGTTCGTGTGGACCGGGCAGCGCTGGAATGAGGACCAGGTGCTGTTCGTCAATCATCTGGCACGTGGCGTCTGCCGGGCGGCGTCCATGAAGGCGGACAGCCCACGACTCAAGGCGAAGCTCGCCAGTGCCTCGACCATTGCCGCCGTGGAGCGCATCACCCGGGCCGATCCCAATCACGCGGCCATGGTCGATGAGTGGGATGCCGACATCTGGTTGCTCAATACCCCCGGAGGGGTCATTGATCTTCGCACCGGCTCTATACGTGGCCACCAGCGTGTGGATCGGATGACCAAGATCAGCACTGCTACACCACGTGGCGACTGCCCGCAGTGGCTGACCTTCCTCAAGGAAATCACGGGCGGCGATGCGCAATTGCAGGCCTATCTGCAACGGGTCGCGGGCTACTGCCTCACGGGCTCCACGCAGGAGCACGCCTTGTTCTTTTTGTACGGCACAGGCAGCAACGGCAAGTCGGTGTTCGTGAATACGCTGTTCACCATCCTCGGTGACTACGCCGCCAACGCGCCCATGGAAACTTTCATGGAAACGCGCACCGAGCGTCACCCGACCGATCTGGCGGGGCTGCGTGGCTCACGGTTGGTGACGGCGACCGAAACTGAACAGGGGCGGCGCTGGAACGAGGCCAAGATCAAGGAGATCACCGGCGGGGATCGGGTCACGGCGCGCTTCATGCGCCAGGATTACTTCACCTATTCGCCGCAATTCAAGCTGGTGATCTCCGGCAATCACAAGCCTTCGATCCGCAACGTCGACGAGGCAATGAAGCGGCGGATGCATCTGGTGCCCTTCACCGTGACCATCCCCGCCGAGCGGCGTGACCGGCAACTGCAGGCCAAGCTGCTCACCGAGCGGGACGGCATTTTGAATTGGGCGCTGGAGGGCTGCTTGATTTGGCAGCGCGAGGGGCTGCAACCACCCGAGTCAGTGCTCAAGGCAACTGCTGAATATTTCGAGGCAGAGGATGCGATTGGCCGTTGGATGGATGAGCGCTGCGTCCTGCACGCCAATGCCAAGGCGCTGACCGCCGAACTCTTCACCGACTGGAAGCAGTGGGCGGAGGCGGCCGGGGAGTTCGTCGGCTCGCAGCGGCGCTTCTCCGACCTGTTGTTGAGCAAGGGGCTGGAGAAATGGCGCAACAGCATGGGCATTCGCGGCTACCAGGGCATCGGCCTGAAGGAGATTCCCAAGCAGAGGTATCCCTATGCCGATGACTGATTTTGCGCCGGAAATCGCCCGAACCACTTCATTGAATCGACGCGGCTCTGACGTATCTGACTCAATTACTAGATTACCCTCTATATACAAAGAAGAAGGAGTAATAGGTAAACCGAGTCAGTTGCGTCAGACCGCCCAAAACACAGGACTGACGAACATGACGACAACGATTTTGGCCCTTGATCTGGGCTCGCAACTTGGATGGGCCTTGTCTGCCCGTGACGGACTCATCAACGGCGGCAGTGAGAATTTCCGCCCGCAGCGTTTCGAAGGTGGTGGCTTTCGTTACCTGCGCTTTAAACGCTGGCTCACCGAAATCAAGCAATGCGCTGATGGCATTGATCTGGTGGTGTACGAAGAGGTCAGGAACCACAAGGGTGTGGATGCGGCGCATATTTACGGCGGCTTCATGGCGCACCTGACGGCCTGGTGCGAACACCACCAGATCCCGTATCAGGGCGTGCCCGTGGGCACGATCAAGAAGCACGCCACCGGCAAGGGCAACGCCGGCAAGGCCGAGATGATCGCTGCAGCCAAGGCGCGTGGCTTTGATCCGGTCGATGACAACCACGCCGATGCGCTGGCGCTGCTGGACTGGGCAATGGCCCAAGGAGGTGTGGCATGAGAACCCATACCCCTTCCATTCCCTGCGCCCTCGGGCGTCTGGCGCCGGCGTCACCAGCCAGCAGCGATGAACTGCGCGCCATGCGTGCAGCGGCCTGGCACAAGCAAGGCATCGTGGTCGTGCCGCTGGAGGACATCTACGATGAGTGGGATCGGGCGTTCCTGTCCGGTATCGCCACCAAGCTCTACGGTGCCCGAACTACCTCGACGAAGCACAGCCGCCCCTGGCGCGAAGGCGAAGTCATCGACCGGGGTGATGGCGAGACCTGGACGGTGGTGGCGACCACGGGCAAGTCCGTCACGGTTCAGCGCAGCCGCGATGGTGCGCTGGCCACCCTCGGGCAACTCGGGGAGGCACGGCCATGACCAAGAAGACGCAACGCGCCCGAGCCAAGGCCGAGAAGAAGCCGCACATCGGCGAGGAGCACATCCGGCCTGATGGCAGCGTGATCCGCTATGTCCGTGAGGAGGACGATGACCGCAAGCCCGTCGACCACTACCGCACCGTGGACACGCTGGCGCTGATGCTGCGCAACGGTAGCATCACCGGTGCCATGCACGATGCCGGCCAGCAGTTCTCGCAGGACTTCGCCCGGGCCTTTGCCAGCGGCGTGGCCAGTAGCCGGCTCGATGGTTTGCCGGCTGGGACGACGCCCGGGCAGATGATGGTCGAGAAGAACGCTGGTGCTGCCCGGGCTGTT